TCAGTACTGTGTAGAGAACGGATTACGATTGAATCTACAACAACACTTGTATGCGAGCTTGGCCTAATGCTGATGCCCAGCGATGCTGGTGTGTGGCGGCGTATTGACCAAGCTTTTTGGAATCGTGCCCAATGGCAGTTAAAATTTGCATGGCGTCCACGACAATGTGAATTCAGTGGACAATGGATATGGTTCAAAATGGCTTATCAAGGTATGGCAGTCTACACAGGCCCAGGCTTGCCTGTGTATGAATATCGTTGGGTCACTCGAGAAGAATATATAATAGCTCGACTCAAAGGAAAGTTATGACCAACTCGGCCAAGGGTCGCAACAGTTTTGATGTCAATGTCGGAAACGTAGTTGTTCCATTCTTTAACAAGAACGTTACACCTTATCCCACAGAAGCCGGTGCACCTGCATTTGATCTAGTGCCTGTTACTCGACAGAAAGACATCATGCTGAACGTGGCTCGCATGCATGCCGAGCAAGAGTACAACAGGATTACGGAACTGGTTGATGTGTTGCAGAAACAAGCAGAACAAATTAAACGTAGATTAGATTTGACTGACATGGTGCATGCAGCCCGGTATGATTTTCAAATAGCACATGGCCAGACATACTGGTTGGTACAAGATACACGCAGGGACGAACTCATACTGTGTGGCATGGGACCAGACAGTTGGTCAGCTGGTGCACCTACTTGGTACGAGTATATTGTAGCAGTAAAGTGGTTAGGTGACCACACCTGGATAGAAGTAAAGGAATAATATGTTTGATAAATTAAAAAATATGTTTAAGAAAGCAGCACCAGCTGAACCAGTTCTAGAAGAAAAAAAGGTTGCCAAAAAGAAAACACCCAAGTCTGAAAAAGAGTTGGCTACCGAGCGCGGTGATCCTTATGTGGCTATACTTGGCATGGATGTAGATCCTGAAAATATCCATGCAGGTTCATTTGAACTGGACTGGAATGAAAAATTTGTGGCCAACTTGATACGTGCCGGTTATGTGGGCAAGACAGATTCAGACATTGTGGACCAATGGTTTCAGAATGTGTGTCGTCATGTGGTCATGGAAACCTGGGAACAAGAGCAGGCAATGAACCCAGAACCTAATCCGCAGAGATTCACACGCAGTCGTGACTTAGGTAATGGACGCACGGAGGTTTCGTGATACTCTATGTCAACGGCGACAGCCACACAGCAGCAGCCGAAGCTGTCAATGCTCATGCCTTTGCAGAAGACGATCCTTTCTTGAATTATTTGGGTCGCCTGCCTCATCCTGCTAACCTTGCAGTGAGTTGGGGTAAGAAATTGGCAGAGATTGTCAAGTTTGGATTTAAATGCGATGCGGAATCTGCTGCCAGCAATCAACGTATCATACGCACCACACGTCACTGGCTCAGTCAGCGTGTTCGACCAGCAGAAAATACCTTGGTCATAATTCAATGGTCAACTTGGGAAAGACAAGAGTGGTTGATTGAGAGTACCTATTATCAGGTCAATGCTAGTGGCATTGACCATGTTCCTGCCAGTCATCAACAGGCCTATAAAGAATATATTGCAGGCATTTCATGGCACGATGTTTGTGTTGCAGCACATCAATTGATTTGGGATTTCCACTTGGAATTGACTCAGCAAGGCATTCAGCATGTGTTTTTTAATGGCAATACAGCACTAGAAGAAATAGCTGTTGATCAAAGAATGGATTGGGGATCCAGTTATATAGAACCTTACAATGCCAAAATGACTTATAACCAGTGGCTTAGAAACAACAGTTTCGAAACAGTTGCACCAGATTCCTGGCATTTCGGCAAAGAAGCCCATAGTACTTGGGCGCATTTTGTGTTACAATACATTGTCAAACACAAACTTATTTAGGACTCAATGAAATACGTTCTTATAGATACAGCTAATCTGTTCTTTCGTGCCCGTCATGTGGCCTTCCGGGCCACAGACGAATGGGAGAAAGTTGGCTATGCTCTACACATAACTCTTAGTGCTGTAAACAAAGTGGTCACAAAATTTGGTGCAGATCATGTGGTATTTGCCTTGGAAGGTCGTAGTTGGCGCAAGGATGTGTATGCTCCCTACAAGCGTAATCGTTCGGATGCTAGAGCTGCACACACAGAAAAAGAACAAGCCGAGGACAAGTTGTTCTGGGAAACGTTTGATCACTTGACTAAATACTTGGCTGACAGTACCAACTGCTCAGTTGTCAGAAACCAAAACGCAGAAGCCGACGATATCATTGCACGTTGGATTGCGCTACACCCCCAAGATCATCATGTAATTATTTCAAGCGACACCGACTTTGTGCAACTCCTGTCAGAGAATGTGGATCAATACAACGGTATCACTGACGAATTACTGACCATCCGCGGAATTTTTGATGCCAAGGGTCGACCTGTAATTGACAAAAAAACCAAGCTACCCAAAACTATTCCCAACCCTGAATGGCTCTTGTTTGAAAAATGCATGCGCGGTGATTCCAGCGACAATGTGTTTTCGGCCTATCCCGGTGTGCGTGTCAAGGGTACCAAGAACAAGGTGGGGCTCACAGAAGCATTTGAAGACCGTAATAAACAAGGGTATGCCTGGAACAATCTTATGCTACAGCGTTGGACTGATCCCGACGGTGCAGAACACAGGGTATTGGATGACTATGAGCGTAATCGCATGTTGATTGACTTGCGTGCTCAACCTCCAGAAATCCAACAAGCAGTGGATAGCAGCATCTGTGCCATGATCAGTCACAAGGATATCGGACAAGTGGGCATTAGATTCATGAAGTTTTGTGGCAAATACGAACTGGTCAAGGCCAGTGAATCAGCCGAACAGTATGCTCGCTGGTTGAACGAAACATACAAAGGAGTACTTGATGCTTGTAGCGAAACCAGTAGTGCCTGATCAATTTTGGATCTTGAAGCAGGATGATCGCAAGGTTGGCAACATAGAAGCCATGGCCGGGGGATTCAGTGTCAGAATAGGCGACCAGGTCAACAATTACAAGACTATCAATACCATCAAGCAACGTATTGCCATTGCATTTGAACCAGTGGTAAACAAGATCAAAACAGTGGCAGTTGCAAAAACAGTGCATGGTTATCCCACCCGGGAACAGGCCTACAACGCCATCTATGATGTCAAGCACCAGGTGCCACTTTGGACACGTGAACCTAGATCTAAATCATGGTATGCAGCTGGTTGGTATCAGGTGCGACAAGGTCGGTCATGGCAAGTGGAATTTTGTCCCAAGTTGATTACCCTACAGCGATATGCATATCGTGGTCCATACTATACCGAGGAGCAGGCCCATGAGCAACGTGTTTAGAGATCAAGCAAAATTTATGAATGCCTGTGGGCAAACAGTGGGCAAACGCAATCTGGATCAATTTGATCTGTATCTCAAATTGATCCTGGAAGAAGTCAGTGAACTTCAAACAGCAGTGGATGATAACGATCTTGTGGAACAATTAGACGCCCTGATCGACATCATGGTTGTAACTGTGGGTGCTGTACAAAGTTTAGGGGTTGACGGCGAGGGTGCCTGGAAAGAAGTTATGAGCACAAACTTTGCCAAAATTGATAGCTTGACCGGTCGTGTTCGCAAGCGAGAAGATGGCAAGATTTTAAAACCTGTGGGCTGGCGTCCACCGGAATTGTCAAAATACATCAACAAGGAACAAGGGAGATAATATGACAACTGCTGTGTATAAAACTGCTGTGGAAGTAAATGATGCCATGCTGCGTGTTTACAACTATATGTTTATGGCCATTTTGATAAGTGGTATTGTGAGTTATTTTGTTGGTAACAGTGCAGACCTGCTGCAGTTTTTCTTAACAGGTTGGATCAAATGGGTGGTGATATTTTCACCCTTGGCTGCAGTAATAGGCATTGGGTTTGCTCTAGCTGCAAATCCGCCCAGGGAATTGGCTTTATTGATGCTGGCAGGGTTCAGTGCCTTGATGGGTCTCAGCTTTGCCATGATCTTTGCTGTGTTTACCATGGGCAGTATTGTGATGGCATTCATGGGGGCGGCTGTTCTATTTGGTACAATGAGCCTATACGGGTATTTCACCCGGAGGGATCTGACCAGTATTGGTCAGTTCATGTTTATCGGTCTGATTGCCATTGTGATTGCCAGTATTATCAACATCTTTATCGGCAGTAGTGTTATGACCATGGTCATCTCTGCAATTGCTGTCATTGTGTTTACTGGGCTTACTGCATACGATACACAAAAGATTCGAGAAA